ATTCAACTTCAGGAGTTGAAACTAAAGATGGAGGTTCTATTTGTGTTGCACAAGAACCGAGTAAACTTACAATCGCAAGACTACTCAATATCTTTAATTTTGACTTCGGTATTTTCGTATGCAAAATCATTTTGTTCACCTCCTTCATCATTTAATTTTTTAGATATCTTTTCTTTAGACCAATCAGACACATCTTGTATGTCCTTGCCAATACCTGCAACTGTACCGCACGATTGTGTAAAAAAAAGTAAAGCAAATACGCCTAATAGAATTACGACATTTGTTAAAATGCCTTTAGTTTTATTCATATATCACCTATTACATTGTTTAAGTTTAACTTCTTGCAATCCCAAATCTGGCATTACAACATTCATATACTGCATTGTACACGAATTCTTTTGTATTGTCAAGTCACAATTTAGTTGTTTCTTGCCCTCTAACATTTCTGGTACTAACATATTTAAAATATTTTCTTTTGCTCTTGTAATCGCATTACTACACGCCTCGTTCTGAGACATATCTGGTGTGTAGATATAATCTGCCGTTTCTGCATACCATTTTTTTTGAACTTTTGCTTGAATTGTCACAACACATTTTTTTGTGTCTTCGTAATATGGAAATACTTGTCTAGACTCTATAACATATTTGTCTATTTGACCTTTGTATGTTGTCATAACATTACTTGAATAATCACAAATAGGTTTACCTATACTGTATGCTACAAATATACCGAAACAAAATATGAATACAAATACCCACACCATGAATGTTAGAAACCAATCTTTATCTTTTTTCATTCTTCAATAGTATCATACTTTTTCAATATGTCAATACTAAAATAGTTTACTAAAGTTTCTTTGTTTCTCAAATCTAATAACACTTCTAAATTTATCAAACATTGTATCACCTTTATGACTTATAACAAATACATTCTGGTCAGCAAAAGTATTCAATATTTTTAAAAAATCGTCTGTGCCTGTTGTATCTAAACTACTATCAAATATTTCATCTAATATTAGTAAATTAGTGTTGGTAGAGTTTTTCATCTTTGCAACTGCTCTCCATGTAAAGAGAAGTGCTAAGTCAATTCTCATTTTTTCACCTTCACTAAAAGATGAATAACTAAATTCATCTCTATGTCTAGACTTAATTGTTTCTTGAAAATTATTATCTAATGTAAAGTTTACATAGAAATCCATACTTGTCAAGTACCCATTAATTAATTTATTCATGATAGGTAAATACTTGTTGATTATCTTTGTTTTGATGCCAGTGTCCATCAAAAGATTTCTTGCAACATCTACATAAAATTTATCTTCTCTTAACTTGGTAATCTGTTCTTCATTAATTTTAAGTCTTTCATTTAATCTAATTAGTTTAACATTATCTTCTTCTAATACATTTGTATTTTGATACTCTTCTATCTGGTGTTTTGCTTTTTCTTTAAATTTTCTAAGTTGATTTATGCTTGAAGAAAGTTTAGCAATCTCTACTTCTTTATTTCTTACATCACCACTAATATTTTCTAATTCAGATAATTTATTTTCTTTATCTTTTAATTGTTTATTAAGTTCATCTATGCCATTATTAAGTTCTTTAATACGATTAGTTTTTTCTAATATTTTTTTATTTTTAAGTTCTTTATCTATTGTTTGTGTACAAGTTGGACACTCATCATTATCTTCAAAAAACTTTTTCTGTCTCTCATTTTCATCTATTCTATTAGATAGTTTTGCCTCCATCTTATTTAAATCTTTTATCTTTTTTGAAATAATAGTTTTATCTGTTTTGTGGTTTGAAACATCATCAATTTTTTTCTGTAATATTTCTATATCTTTTCTTTGTTCATTTATTAGTTTTTCATTTTCTAAAACTTGATTTGCTCTCTCTTTTATAATATTATCTTTATTCTTTTTTATATCTTCAATATATTTTTCTTGTAAATTTATCTTTTCTTTTGTAATATTAAATTCATACTCAACACTTTTAAGTTCGTCTGATACCTCTTTTACTTTATGTTTAAGTAAAAAATTCATCAAAGAAAATATCTTAATATCTAAAATATCTTCTACCACTTCTCTTCTATCTTTTGTTCTCAACTGCATAAATGGCACAAAAGTTGATGAACCTAAAATTACAACTTGTGTAAATGAACGATAATTTAATTTAAGAATTTGTTGCTCTAACATCTTTTGAGTATCTAATGCATTTGCATCTTGATTCATCATACGACCATTACAATATATTTCAAATATCGTTGGTTTGATGCCACGAATAATTTTAAATTTATTTTTTTGAACGATGAATTCTAATTCTACAACTGTACCAGAATTATTAATAGAATTAATTAGTTGAGATTTAGTAATTGTTCTAAATGGTCTATTAAATAAAACAAAACACAATGCATCTAAAACTGTTGATTTACCAGAACCGTTTTCACCAACAATAAGTGTTGTCGGGTTTCTGTCTAACTCAATTTCTAGAAAATAATTACCAGTTGATAGAAAGTTCTTCCATCTAACTTTTTGAAAATGTATCAATCTTTATTTCACTCTCTGTTTCAATAACAACTCTTGCACCACATGGTAATATAGGTTTATCATTACCACCGTAGTACATCTTTGATGGACCAAGTATTTCTACGCCATGACAATAAGTATTTTTCTTACCTTCTTTGATTGTAATAACTGGTTCATTCGTACCATGTTTTTTATTAGCACGAATCTTGTGTTGATTTACATGAATATATTTTTTAGTCATACTATAACTCCTAGTGCCATACAAAGACATAAAAACATTTTACCTTCTGGTGCATGAACACGAATACCTGAGTTAGATGGCATAACAACATAAGTTCCTTCATTTAAAGGTAATTTAAAAATACCTTTTTCACCTGTTTGTATATCTAAGTCAATAGAGTCAGGTGTTGCACACGGCACATATACCATTCTATAATGTGAAGAAACATCAGTTGTTTTATTTAAATCTGCATGAATAACATATAGTTTACCAAGACCCATGTATTCTAAGAGATGCATCAACTCATCATAAACATTAAACATACTTCTATTTTCTGTTACATCAGCAGTTCTGTTTTCTTGTGTAAAAACATTTTTTGCAACATCTACAATATCTTCGTGAAAAGACATTGCTTGAGTGTGTAAGGCAATTCTTCTATTACTTTTTAAAGTTTTACCTTTATGTTCACCAATCCAAATAGAACCATCTGGATGTACTTTTTTTATTTCTTGAAGTTTTAACATTATATTTCCATATTACTTGCCTCAACATATAGACCTTTTAACATACCTTTTAATCTGTTTTTATTAAGATTTTTTACATCTAAATCATCTACATAATTTTCTAATATAGTCATGGTATCTTGAGTATTCTCAGTAATAGTATCAGAAACATTTTCTGCTTTTAATTCAGAAAAATCTTCTATGATTTTTATATCATGTGCTTTTGATTCTGTCAAGAGTCTATCAACATATCTATCAAAATTATATAAATCTTTTTTGTTGACCACAATTAATTTAACATATTTGTTTTCAGAACTAGTAACTGGTTCTTTACTATAATCTTTCATACTATCATCATAATATATTTTTTGAAATATAGTTCTTTCATTTATAATTCTGTCTAATTTTCTTGTCTCTGTATCAAATATGTGAAACCCTTTTGGGCATTTATTATCATTCCAAAATATTTGATATGGTGTGCCAAGATAGAATATATGTCCATCATCAGATTTTTTATGAAAGTGACCAGACATTACAAAATCAAACTTAATAAATTTTTCTTTATCTAAACCAACTTCACTACGATGACCATGGTTCATTTCAAAACCTTGAATTTCTAAATGCCCCATGCAAGTTGTTGCTTTTGTTTTTTGTATTTCATCAAATGTTTGTTTTGTATTTGTTGAATTTATCCATGGTATAAAACAAATAGGCAAACCATCAAACTCAACAGTTTTACATTCTCTATAAATTTTTATTTTATTGTATCTTTTATTAATTAATTCATCTAAAGAGTTTACATCATTTGTATTTTTAAAAAATGTATCGTGATTGCCTACCATTAAATGTAAGTCAATATCTAACTCTACAAACTTTTCTATAAATTTTTCTCTAAAATCTTTTGCAGTTTTATACGACACAAATTTTCTTCTATCCATTACATCACCTAAATGAATACAAGTTTTTATATTGTGTTCTTTTAGATATGGAAAGAATTGATTATCGTAAAAATCATAAAAGTAATTATGAAAGTGGTCATGGTCATTTCTTGCACCAAAGTGTGTATCAGTAATTAGTGCTATTTTCATTAATCAATTAATCCTTCTGCTTTTAAATATGATATATTTCTTAATTGTTGTTCTTTTATCAATTCTTTTGATTGACCTTCATATGCGACACCAACATAATGTCTTATCATATACTCAACAATACCTGTTTCTCTATCTTGTTCACCATCAAATATAATAAAGTCACCTAGTGTTCTACCAAACTTACCAGACTTGTCTTTTGTTGTTCTAAGAACTTGTGTAGAACCAACAGGTAAAAAACCCTCAACAACACTTTTCGCATAAAGTCCTGCTTTCTTTTCTTCTGGGTCTCTTGTTCTAGATTCTGGTGTATCAATACCGTTTAGTCTTATTCTTTCTTTCCATAACCAAGTATTGAAACCTAAATCTATATTAACATCAACAGTATCACCATCAACGACTCTTACTATTTCACATTTATATTCATACATCATTGTTTCTTCTGTAAATGTTCATAGAGTTCTTCAATAAGGTCACTTTTAGTAAATCTTCTATCTAACTCTATGCCATGTTTACGACCTAAATTTTCTAATTCTTTTTTAGTCATTAGCATAAGACCAGTTTTTTTTATTGGTTTAGGTTTGGGTTTAAATAAATTTGTTATAAAACTGAACATATTAATCTCCTTTATATCCACCTACATTACTCCATTGAGTATATACATGATTTCTTAATTCTGCATATCCACCAATGTGTTCATTTTTTTCGTTCCATATTTGTGGAACTGTTTTATACTTCTCTTTTATTGTTTGTGCAAGATTTTTATCTTTTGATATATTCTCTTCATCGTAATCAATATTAAAATTTTCCATTAGTCTTTTTGCCATACCACAGTATGAGCAAGTATCAGATGTTATTATTTTATACTTAACTCTTTTTTTTATATAACTATCTAAATTCATTTATCATCTTCATAAAAATTTTCTAAGTTTTTCTTAGTTTCTGTTTTTTTATTTTTGGTTTTATAAACATCACCATCAGTAGGTAACATATTTTTTGTTAAGTAATCCATATATGTGTTACCATAATTTGTATCATCTAAAGGATTAGTATCAAATGTTGGTACCATTGCTTTTTCAATCATTTTGTGTTTTATATGTGATTGTTTTTTTTCTTTTTGAATTCTACGAATAAATGCATAATATATTATTTGTGTAAAATATGAAAATGGATTTTTTGATTTTTCTGGATTAAAGTTATTTACATATTGTAAACAGTTTTCTATACCATCACTAATCATTTCTTCTCTAAATGTATAATTAATAAAGTTAGGTCTATAAGACAAATGTTGTGCAATCTTTAAAAAACACTGACCAATATAATCTGTTACTGGTGGTTGTTCTTCGTCTGAATGTTCTGCCTCTTTTACTTTTTCTTTCCACTCTGATATTGCTTGTAAAAATTCTTTATTATTTACATAATGCTTTGATTGTTTTGCCATTCATAATAATCCTTTATGTTAATATATCATATTTTAAAAAGATGTCAATACAATTTAATTAGTAATTTAGGGGTTGACAAATCAAAAATCGGTTGTTATACTCTTTCTTGTAACAGACAGAATAATATTAATGTTTTTTATCTGATTTAAAATATACATTTGCTGACTCGTCCATTATCTCTTCTTCAGATAAAGAGTCTTCGGTTCTACCTTCTACTTTTAATTCTTCTACTTCTCTTTCTAGATTTTGTGGTACTAAATTTGTTTTATCTGCCTCTTTATATTTTCTTAAAACATATTTGTAATATTTTTCTAAACCTAAACTGGCACCGTGTTGCACTACAACCTGTTGTCTATCAATATTAAATAATGTATCTTCAGTGAAAGTTGTCCATTTTCCCT